TTATTAATAGAATTTTTAACAAAACTTTGAATACCTTTTGCGTTTGCAAAAGTTGCAGAAGTTAATTCTATTTCATTAAGTTCTTGAAGAACTTCATTTGTTAGTGTTAGGAATGTAGTTGCCATATTACCCCTTAAAGGTGGAGGAGTCCGAAGACTCCCCCGATTTTACGATTAGTCAATACCGTAGAAAGCTGAGACTAATGCTTCACCTCTTAGTACTTTCGCACCATAGACATGAAGACCTCTCACAATGTCACCAAAAGATGACGGGTCTCTCAACACTTCTGTTGAAAGAATTGTGTTAGCAGTCGCAGTAGATGAGATATGACCTGCCAAACATTTACCTGCAGCATTAGATGTGCTTGCAATGTTATTAGACTTGTACATATCAAATCCTCTTAGTTTTCCACTTGATACTAAACCATTTCTAATTGAACCCTGACCTGCGTTGAAGTCAACAGATAGCAATTTAGAAGAAGCTTGACCTAGAACTTCATAGAAGTCAGGACTTGCAACGAACCATCTTCCTTCTTCAGGAACATTTTGTTCGTCAAGTAGTCTTGCCATTCTAGCCATAACGTCTATTGGGTCATGCTCACTAGAACCAAAACCTATGTCAAGGTTACCTGTTCCGTCAAAAGTACCTGCTGCTAAATCTGTAGCATTGTCAGTACCTAAAACGTGGTCAGGTGAAGAACTTGACACACCAGAAAACATAGCAGCTATAACTGCAGCATCATATGAATCTTTCAATGCATATGCAGCCGAGCTAGAAGCTACTTCTTTGAAGTTAACATGCGACATGTTAGTTTCAATATCATCTACGATGAATTTGAAAGCTTTCGCACTATCAACTACCAAAGTAAGTTCTTGGTCTGTTAGTTTGGTTGCTGTTGTATCGCTACCTCTTGTGTAATCAGACACAGAAATAACGGGTTCTTTTATAATCTTTACTGAGTCTCCGAAAGCAGAAATCTCACCGGCATAGTCGGTGTTTGTAATAGCTTCTACAACCGAGGCTTTTCTAAAAAAGTTTAAAACCTTTTTAGAGTAAACCGAAGGTAAGAAGAAACTATTAGTCTGTCCACTTACGGAGTTAGCAAAGTTTGCATTAGTATCAGTACTCGGTTCAAAAAATTGAGCCATGATAATACTCCTTTAAGTTTATTATAGTTATCTTACAATCCGTCCTTCTTGCATAGCATTTGATATCTCTTCTTCAAATTTATCAAACTCTGCCATGCTCAACTGACTGATTTCCTTTTCTGTCCAAACTTTAGCAGTTTTAGGGTCAACAGATGTTGTTTTTGTTGATACCATATCTGCTGCGTTTGCACGGTTTTCAGAACGTAACTGAGGTTCTTGAACAGAAGAAGCATCTAATCCAATATCTCTTTTAAATAAATCCAAAGCTCTACTAGCTAAATCAGCATCATCACTATTACTGAATATCCAATTTTGAATAGATTCAGGTTGTGTTTTTGCCCATTGTTGGAAAGTCGCACTATTTTTGATATCTTCAAAATCAGGGTGTCTTTCTCTTAATCTAGTTAAAGCTTGTCTTTGTAATGTCTCCTGTTCTCTAGCTTGTAAAGTTGAAAGTTGTTCTTCTAGAACTTTAGCTTTCTCACTACTTTGCATATGAGCTACAGTTTCTACTACTTCAAAAACATCAGGATATTCTTTTTTAAATGCTTCTAATTCTTCAGGAGTTTTAGGAGCTACATAATCAGGTCTATTTTTTAGAGCTTCATCTAGTAACTCTTGCTCCCTAGTTTTAAATTCATTTAATTTAGAATCATAATGTCTTTTTAAATCATCATATCGTTTTTTATAATCAGGTCGTTGATAAGGTTTATCCTCACTTTGAACCTCTTCTTCTACGGACACTTCTTCAACATTAGATGTTTCAGAAGATGTTTCGTCAAAGAATAAACTATTTGATGATACAAAAGGTTTATCTTCATTGCCATCCATGTAATCTTTTTTAGAATTATATGGGTTGGCTGTTTCTTCTATGTTGACTTGTTCAGTCATTTTCTTTTCTCCTACTCAGGGCTTCGTTCACAAGGTAGCTCTATGTCGACTAGAGGGCTTGTTTGTAAAGGTAGCCTTTCGGTTATTAATATGTAAAGTGCCTATAAAAGGGTGGCTTTACGCTCTTAGCTTCTAACGTGGTTTTGATTAGGGTCTAACATACGTTTTTTAATTTCATCAGCAATTAACTCGTCTTCTTCTTGCATTGTAGCTTGTTTTCCAACTGTTTCTTTTCTGATACGTATATCCTGTTTTACTGTCTGCTCTTGAGCAGGGAGTTCAACAGTTTCGTCCTCTGTTTCAATTACACCACCATTATATGCTGTCATTCGTTTGTCATAATCAACTTCTGCTGCTTCCATAAGTTGTTCGAGTTTCTCGACTCCTATGGCTTGAACAGCTTTAGCTGTAAAGACAAACTCTCCATCCGACAACCTTGCAGGTATCGAATCGGAGACTCCTGTGCCCGGTCCATCAACAGGACCTTCTCCAGAAAACTCTGAAGCAACTTCTACTACTTTATCAAATAGCATACTTAATGTATCGTTGCTTTCTAATTCTGTTTCTAAATACTCTTTTTCTTGAGGATTTAATGCTTGATTAACTACGAAATCTACGTAGTCTTCTTCCATTTCTTCATCGGGAACTAGCTCTGACTCAGATATAGGGTCAGGAATTATTTCTTGTGTTCCCATTAATTTATTCATTTGAGAAGCTGTCGCTTCTCCACCTTCTACAAAAGGTGTTCTATCTTTAATATAATTTAAAAAATCTAAATTTGCACTTTTTAATTCATCTGATAATTGAAACTGAGAACCTTTATTTTTTTTAATTGCGTCTTTGGTTTTTGCTTCTAAAGAATATAAACCATCTATTTCGTCCATAGAATTTAATAATGCATCATAACTAGGAATAAATTTACGTTGAAACATTTCTCTATCAACTTCATCACCTGTAAAACGTAAAGGATAAGTAGTTAAATCGTCTGAAGATAAATTTGAATTTTTAATAATTTTATCATTAAGCACTTCTTTTGTAGGTTTTATACCTTTTACATTTCCTAAAATAATATCATCTAAAGCTGCTAAAACTATTAATTCATCAGGTTCAGCTATATGAGCTAATGCATCGTAGTATTTATCTAAAAATTTATCTTTTCCAGTAGATTTTTTTCCTATTAATTTTGCTATATCACTATAAAATGCTATTTCTCCCAACTCAATATTATATTTTGTATCTAATTCATAAAGAAAATTTTCTTTTGCTTCTTTAGCAGATGCTTTTGTTATATATGAAACTCCTTCTTCTGGTGGTAAATCTATACCCTGCTCTTTAGCTTCAGCTATCATACTATCAACTATAGATTTTTTACTTTTGTTTGTATCTTTAAATAGTTTAACAACTTTACCTAGTTTCATTTCTTGTTATTGCTTCTTTAATTTGTGCTTTTAAATTTAAAATTTTATCCAGAGAATTCACTCTCCCCTGCAACCGGAACATTTCCTGTTCCGATGTTGCCACCACCAGTACCTGTAGGTCCGAGGTCTTGAGGTTCTTCAGGTGTTCCTCTAAGTCCTCCCATTGGGGATGGTTCACTAGGGGGTTCAGTTTCTGAGCCTGTTTCTTGTCCAACATTATTTTGCATTCCTATTATCTGTGCCATCATTGCAGCTTCTTCAGGGTCGTTGAGTATTTCATCAGGGTCTAAATCTAAGCTGTAGGCTAGTTCACTTACGAGTTTAGAAATTTTAACAAACGGAGCAATAGCAGGACTTTGTGCAGTTTGTAAGAACATAGTAAGTCTTTGGCTTCTAACTTCTTTCTGCATTAAGCTATTTGTTCCTGTAGCTTTAACTTCTAAATCTCCCATTACATCAAATGACCCATCAAAGAACTGCATATTCCATTGGAAATATGCTTCTCCTAAAGGTTTTAATAAAAAGTCATCAAGGTTTTTGACAACTGTTTTAATATTTAAACTTGATGCACCTAACAACATTGACATGCCTGATGCTGTTCTTGTCATACTTTGTACTCCCGTATGTCCATGAGAGTAACTTGGTATACCTGTTTGTTCGTCTGCTAATTGTCTAAACCTATCAAACATCATCATGTTTTCAGGTGCAGTATTAGGAAACTTCAATCCATAAATAGATTGCCCCGGCATCCCTGCTTGTCTTCTAAAGACTTTTCCGGGATACACTTCCATAGACTGTCCACCAACTAAAGCAGACTCGTCTACATCAAAAACTAATGAACCTGCTAATGCTAAATTATCTATAGCCATTCTAGCGTGTCCATTCATAATCTGTTGAGAATCATCCATATTTTCTGCTACTCCAATACCAAAGAAACTATATGGGTTTCTTTCATATGGGAAAGAATGATATGGTATTCGTGCAGGAGTAAATGGATTTATTACTGCTCTTAGTAAAGAGTCACCACATATCCATGCATTAATTTGTACTTCATCTAAATCATCAATAGTATCTGGAAGGTCTATGCCAACTTCTCTAGCATATTCGGCATCCATAATACCCCAATATTCTAGAACTTCAAAGTTTGGATTATATGATGTGTCTGCTTCATAATCATCTTTTAATCTAGACTCATATGGTTTTTCTATATAGTTTGGTCCTTCTTGTAAACATTCTCTAATTGCATCTTCATCAAAGTAAGGCATACTTCTTAACTGCCTTAACTGACTACGATTCATTTTATGTCTGTGAATAATAAACTCACATTCATCAATGTTTGTTGCAGCAGGGTCAGGATAAAAATCCCAACAACTTACAAATTCAATTCTAGGTACTCTTACTTCTGATGGAGTATATGTTCTATTTCCTTCCTCGTCTGTTGTCCAATTATTTAAAACTTTATTAAAATTAAATGGACCTTTAACAATTCCTGTTCCTAGTAATGCTGATTCTAATAAAGCATTTCGTATTTCAGAAGAACCGTTTGATTCATCAATTTGGTCATGGATTAATGTTTCCATTCTACGAGCTGCTTTTTGTGCAGGATTAATTTCAGGAATTTCAGGTAATGGCATTGTGCCTTCTTGTAAAAATGGTTCTGCGATTTTATCAACTGTATCTGCAAACAAACCATCACTTAATGTAGCTCCGGGTTTTAAAACCTTACCATCACCTGAATATCCTACATCATCATCAAGCATTTGCCCTTGAGGGGCATCTTCAATTCTGTTTCCTATATTATCTGGAATATCTAATGAAGGACTAGGATTATTCATATCTAAGTATGCTTGTCCTTTTTCTCCTTCTGGAAGTTGTGTTTCTGAAATACTTAAAGGAAATTTTCCTGTTCCAAAAATAACATCAACTAATTGACCAAAAGCAGCTAGTACTTTTGTTTTAGTTATCTTTACAAATATTCTAGATTTTTCTGATTCTCTAAATTTTATAGAGTTATTATATAATCCTCTATAATTTTCGTATGCTGTGAACCATCTTTTTTCATCACCAGTTCTTGCATCTTCTGCTAAAGCAAACCTACCTTTAACAATACCAACTAAATTTTGTTGTTGGTTTTCTTCTAGTGTTAAATTTTTTCCTGCTTCTCCTTCTACTTCTTCATAGATATTATCAGCATTCAAAAATGTATTTTCTGTTTCTGCCATATCTTTTAATACTCAACACCAAGTACTAATTCTAAATCACCGACTGAAAAATCAGGTGTTGTGTCTGTTCCTGAAAGAAATGCAAAACAATAAACACTTGTGCTTCCAGAAGCAGCTTGTAATAAAAGAGGGAATCTTGCTTTAGCTATTTGGTCACCATCTGTTGCACCTGCACTTTCTAAGTTGTTATCAAACCTAAAAATTCTACCACCACCATAATTATAGTCGTCAGCAGAACCATCAAGTGTTAAAGTTCCCATTACTTTTGCTGTTGCAAAATCAGCGTCTGATACATTTCTTTCAGAATTTACAGTACCAACAGATTGATTTACTTGACAAAAGAATATTTCTGCATCAAATACAGAATTAGATTTAGAAATAATCATAGCTGATACAAGCTTAGAACATTCTCCGGGTTTGCCTACAGCTAATGGTATTTCTGTTGTATCAAATAATACATCATTATTTGCATATGTAACTCCTGTAATTGTAGGTGTTACTCTGATAACTCTTCTTGCGTTTTGATTCATAATTTTTTCCTATATATATTTATATTAATATCCAAAAGTAGAATCCGATGGAGTATACCTTTCTTGTTTTAACTGTCGTAATCTGTCAAATGTATTTGCCACTCTAGGTCTGCTCATAATCATATATCTAAGAGCATCATATGCGTGGTCCGAAGCATGTGTATCCACATCTTCTGGATTTGTTTTAGATAATGGAATACTTTGTATTTCTCTAATTAAATTTGGACAGGTATTAAATATCTGCAACTTAGGTCTTCCGTTATCTTTTATTTTCAAATATTCGTGTAGTTGGATTTTACCTTGGATTCGATTTTTATCTGCTCGTCTAAGTTTATGTCCTGCTCTTAATAGAGCTTCTCCAACAGTAGGACCAGTTGTTCCTGTGTTTGCCCATGCTGCTGTGTCTAATACACCATTTACAGAAAAAGGGTCTTCCCTTTCCATTTCTGTTATTATAGAGCCCAATTCTTGTCCTGTCAAGCCTTTTCGATACAATTCACGGTAGATAACGAGTGTTCCATCTTCCATGTCAATAGTTCCCCACAAACAACATGACTCAGATGCATACCCATAGTCGATACCTTTTAGACGTTCCCATGCTATAGGAATCTGAAAAGGAGGTACAACATGTACATCAGGGTCAAACTCTACAAACGCTGCACCTTCATTTACATCCCAATTACCTTCTAATAATTGTTTTCGTTGTACAGGTGGTAATGAATTTAACATCTGCTCATACATTCCATCATTTGCTAAATATGGATTGTCTGTTAGTTTAGCAGGAATAAATTTTCTAGTTAAACCATCTGAACCTATAAAGCTTTTATCAGGTTCATTAGGAGTTACATATCTATTTTTTACCCAATGTGCTCCAACACCACCGGGGTTTGCAGTACAACGTAAATAAGTTTTTATAGAAGGGTCAGTTGTTCTGAGTCTAGAAGCTAAATAGTTCCAACCAAAATCTGTAGGTAAATGTGTTATTTCATCAAAACCAATCCATGAGTATGCTTGACCTTGGTATCTATAAACATCTGCATCTCTTTCTAAGAAACCAAAC